GTTCTACCCAGGCGCAATTATTGGCTGGACAGGAACGCCAGATTGGGTTAACTGGTCAGGAACAACGTGCTACGATCGGAAAATCCGGTGAAGAACAGCGCCTTACGGACTTGCAACAAGAGATGTTTAGGCGCTATAAAGAGCAAAGAGATTACGAGCAGGCACAGCGCCTGTACCGAACATGAGGGATTGGATTCAAGTCTTAACCGATAAAGACCGCGAATCCTTTTTTGCATTCTGCAAACGATCCAGCTCTCCAATTCAGATGTACCTTTATGCCCGATTTCTCGGGTTTAAAGGTACCATCGTGGAATGTGACGACTGGTCAAAAAAAGAATTTAAAAAACGGAATTTTAATATTGTCCTTGAAAATGAAATCGACTCCATGCAACAGGACATCTCAAAACTTAGAGATGCAATTGACATGGGGATGGTTAAGCAGGATATGGGCACAGCTCGCATCGCTATGCTTCAAAAAGAACTCCGTGGTGCCATCAAGCAATTGAATGATGAGAAAGTCTTGCTAGATAAACAAGGTTTGATCCTTGCTGGTGCAGATCGAGCCCTGCGTGAAATGCTTTCAATTTTCAGAGATGATCCAATTGAAGGACCACTTCAAGAGGCATCAATGGGCGTGTGGACAAAAATTTTATCCGAAGAGTCGTAAGAATGATTGGGCTATGCTACGGGCATAGTAAGAAAAGTAACACGTGGCTGGAACGAGCATCTATAGTGTCTATCGCCGTACAGCGAGAGCTGCTGCACAGAAGCGTGTTGTTAAGCAAACGTCATCGATTGACATTGAAAGGGCTCGAGTAGATTTTGGTTACTTTTGTGAAGTAGTAGGAGATAAGCCACCAGCAACGCATCACAAAGAGTGGCACCGCTATCTCTGTACTGATAATGACAGCGAATGCTTGGTTGGAATTGCTGGGCCAAACATTGATATTCTTGCTCCCAGGGGTTCAGCCAAATCCACGGTTTTAGGTTTGTTTACTGCGTGGGCGATTGGAATTCATGCGCTCCACAAAAAGCCGCTAAAAATTCTTTATATTTCATACACGGTTGATGTTGCCCGTCCCAAAAGTGCAGCCATCAAAAGAATCATCGAAGAAAGTAAAACATATGGAGAGGTTTTTCCAACTGTAAAGATTGCAAAAGGAATTAATTCAAACGAATATTGGAGTATTGATTGGAAATTTGCAGGCATTAAATCAACTGGCGAAGAAGAGTTTACGGTTTGCTGCGCTGGTCTAAAAGGCGCTGTTACCTCAAAGCGATCTCATCTTTGTATTATTGACGACGCAATTAAATCTGCAGACGATATTAAAAACCGCGACATCAGGGCAGCAATGGAAGATAACTGGAACTCGGTTATTGTTCCTACCATGTTTGAAGGCGGAAGAGCTATTTGCCTAGGAACGCGATTCCGTCACGACGATGTTCACAACAGTACTTTTACACCGGCTAACGACTGGGTTCAAATTGTACAGTCTGCAATTACTGTTGACGAGACTGGGGAAGAAACATCGTACTGGCCAGAAATGTGGTCATTGGAATATCTACAAGATCGTCGAAGACAAGCACCAATCGCATTTAGTTTTCAGTATCAAAATCAGATCGTACAGACTAGTGAACTTTCTCTTTCTCCTGACCTAATTATTCGAGGAGGAATTGCTACTCAGTTTGATGCACTTGGGATTGGTGTAGACCTTTCGGCGGGCATACGAGAACAAAATGATTATACCGTTTTTGTTATGGGCGGAAGAGTTGGGAACAAAATTCAAATCATTGATTGTAAACGCCTACGAATTATGGGTAACCTAGAAAAACTAGAAGCTCTGATGGAAATGACTGAGGAATGGGGTATTGTTCACAAGGACAACGGTCATTATTTCCCCACTGGTAGCAACATTGACATTTGGTCTGAAGCGGTTGCGTATCAAGCCTCCCTGGAAGCGGACTTTAAACGAATTTGCTTAGGGGAACACGGACTGTATAACTTGAATTGGCACGCTATTAAAGGTTTCCGTGGCGATAAAGTTGCGCGTTTCCGTGGAATTATGGGTCTTTTTGAGCAGCGAAACATAATTTTTAACAAGTACCGTCGTTTTGGTCCATTAATCGACGAAATTGTGAATTTTGGCGTTAGTTCCCACGACGATTGTGTCGACGCGATGGTCTGGCTCTGTAATGGCCTTATGACCCGAGGCAATTTACAGGTTGAGTACTAACATTGGTTAGAGTATTCTCGTTTAAACTAGAGGAATCACTTTCTGATGTCCACCAGCTACTACAACGTTGAGCTCGAACAGGATGCTTACGGTTCAGCCGTCATCCCACTCCCCGACGAGTTGTGCCATGATTTGGCGCTTCAGCCAAACGAGAGGTTTGAACTTGAAGTGGAAGACGACATAATTACACTCAAACGGCTAGCGGCGGGCTACGATATTGAACAGTAAACCCGAACTTTGAACAACAATGAGCGATAGCAGCAACTCCACACTTGACTCTATCCTCAAGGCGGTTGTAACCCGAGACGGTACAGGCTCTGCAGACACCATGTTGGTGAATGCGCACCTGTCGCAGATGAAGATGTTCGGGATCCGGCAGGGGGTTGAGTTCTACCCAGCTCAGGATAACCTGGGTACGCAGCGGTTTGATTTTATTCAACAAGTTATAAAATTTAACAAACTTGACGCACGGTTAGATTCCATCTGGGACCGCTTTCTGTGCTACGGGAAAGGTTTGTTTTATATTCGCCCAACTAAGAAGACATATCGCCTGTACTGGTTTGACAAAGATTCGTATCGAACTTATTATTCACCTGAAGGTGACTTAGAAGAAGTCATCATTATTTATCCGTATAAAGTAAAATCCAATCGTGGATTTCAAGGCGTAGGATTAAGCACAGACAAGCGTTATATGCGGTTGCGTATCACGGCGTCTGAAATCGAGGAATATCACAGCGAGCAGGAAATTACGTTTGACATGCCAACTATGGAGTTTGGCGTGTTTGACAAAAAAACGGTTGCCAACACGATGGAATTCATTCCGTGTGTTGAGGTGTTGAATAATCCGGATGCCTTTGGTACTGACGGAGCTGGTGATTTTGAGTGGTTGGCAAATCAAATCATCGCACACGATGAAATGGTTAAAAATATTCGTGCCAACCTGTCATTCTTTGGTAACCCAACATTGCTGTCCTCCAGGCCAAAGCAGGACATCATTGAAAGTGCTGACAAAGATGCGGCTGCTCAACGTCCCAGCATTTCTAGTCAATCCGGCTTCCAATCAGAATTTTTCCTTTCTAGTTCAACTTATAAACAAGACAATGTAACCAGACAACCTCCTGGTTATCTTGGTCGCCCTGGTACTGGCATGCGTGTGCCGCGTGTTATCGCAAACTTAGAACCGACCGACCGTGTTGGTTTTATTACCCCGAATGCCGTTAGTACAGACCAAGCACGTTACGCAGAACAGTTAAGAAGTGAAATTCGCTTGGCACTGGGTGGAATTGACGACCTTAGTATTACCAACGTTACTGCCACAGAAGTTAAATCGGCATATGGCCGAGTAGGTGCAACTGCGAAGAAAAAGTGTCTACAACTTTACACGTATGGAATTTGCAGATGCTTTGAGTTAATGATCTTCCAGGAAGAGCAAATCTTCCGTAAGTCTCTTGCATATGCCACCGGCATTAAATATCCTGCTCCTCCAGAAGATCCTGATGATCCGGTTAGTCAGGGTAAGTATGAAAAGCAGAAAGCAAGCTACGAAAAAAGACTACAAAAAGCAATTGATGCTGCCCTGGAAACAAAAGAAATTCCAGACGGTGTATTAGGTCTGGCGCCAGACGGAGATCGCACTGTTGACTGGCGATGGATGGGTCCTGTCTATGAAGATACGGCTCAAGATAAATTGAACCAATCTATTTTTACCCGTAACTTACAAGAGTTGGGGGTTGATAGCATTGAAGCACTGAAGTATTTATTCCCTTCAAAAACGGATGACGAAATCGCGAGCATGCTCTCTGGTTTCCCATTCCGGATGGTAGGGGAAGTACAGAGGGCCTATTCCGTATTTATTGATTTAATCAATCAAGAAATGCGGACACCACACCCGCAGCAACCGAATCTTCCGATGGCTGCGGATCCGAGACTTGATCTCACTCCCTTCCTTTACCGAACTCTCGAAAGCCTACAAAAAGAGGTAACCTATGCAGGCCGATACCGCAATGCCGACCCAATCGGCACCCCAAG